GCGCAATGGCGAACACCAGCGCCACGCGGACGGTATGCTCGCGTTCACCTACCCGGCGTTCCTGCCGACGCACCGCCGGCGCGAAGGCGAGGCTTGGTACATCAACGCGGGCTCTTTCATCATAGACCGCTTCAAGGACGGCAAACCGCGCGCAATGTCGGCGCATATGGAACACACGCTGTTCCTGATGCTCGACGACATTGGCACCAAGTCGAAGGAACCGCTGTTGCCGCCGACGTGGGTCGTCGAGACGAGCGCCGGGAATTATCAATGGTACTACGCCTATGCGGACCAGCCGAAGAAAGGCGAACACGTCGCGCTGTTCAACGCGATGGCCGAGGCGGGCTACGCCGACAAGGGCGCGGGCAACCCCGTGCGCAACTGTCGCCTGCCGGGCTCGCCTAACTTCAAGCCGGGCAAGGACGCCTTCATCGCCCGTCTCATGTCGTTCAGCCCCGAACACGAGTACACGCCGGAACAGATTGCAAAAGCCCACGGCGTCACGCCCGCCGAGGCCAGCGAAGACCACCGCATCACATTTACGTTACGCGACACGGGCGGCGACACGGTGTTGGCGTGGATGAACCAGCACGGCATGGTCCGCAGCGCCGCCAACAGCGACGGCTGGATGGGCATCGTCTGCCCAAACCACGCCGAGCATAGCGACGGCAACACCGAGGCGCGTTACAAGCCGCTCGACCGCTCGTTCTGCTGCTACCACGGGCACTGCCAAGACCTAGATAGCAAGACCTTCCTGAAGTGGGTAGCCGATAACGGTGGGCCGACCGTGACCCCTGGCCTGCGCGACGAACTGCTATCGGCGCACATGAACGCCGCCATGTCGAAGCTGCGCCCCACTGCGGCGTACCCTGACGCGGCCGCCGCAATCGTCCAGGAAGTCGAGCGCAAGGAAATCGGTCGGCTGGACAAGGCCGACTGGTATGAACGCTTCGCCTACCTGCTGTCCGACGACTCTTATTTCGATATGAAATATCGCAAGATGTACTCCCGCAATGCGTTCAACGCGATATACCGGCACATCGCCTGCCAATCAGTCCACAACGGGCGGCGCATCGAGGCCGCGACATGCTTCGACGAGACGCGGCAGCTTAACGGGGCGCCCATATTCGCCGGCGTCATATACGCGCCGGGCGAGGGCGTTCTGGTGACGCGCGACGGCGACGTATACGGCAACAAATGGATCAACGCCCGACCGCACACCGACAACCACAAGGGCCGCGACGTGGCCCCCTGGCTGGACCACTGCCGGACAATCGTGCCTGACGAGGCTGAGCTGGCGCATTGCCTTGACGTGATGGCGTTCAAGCTGAAAAACCCCAAGGTCAAGATTAACCACGCGGTCTTGCACGGCGGCGTCGAGGGCTGCGGCAAGGATACGATGTGGGCGCCTTACATCTGGTCCGTATGCGGGCCTGCGCTCAAGAACCGGGGCTTTCTGGATAACGACACGATGAGCGGCCAGTGGGGCTACCATCTTGAGTCGGAAATTTTGCTGCTCAACGAACTGAAAGAGCCCGAGGCGGTGCAGCGCCGTGCGCTGGCGAACCGGATGAAGCCGATCATTGCCGCGCCGCCCGAGACGTTGCTTGTCAACCGCAAGGGCCAGCATCCTTACGAAACGCTGAACCGGCTGGCCGTGCTGGCGTTTACGAATGACCCCGTGCCGATCTCGCTGCCATCGCAGGACCGCCGCTGGTTTTGCGTCTGGTCGCCCACCGGACGCATGAGCGAGGCGGACGCAACGCGGCTTTGGGATTGGTACGAAGACTGCGGTTACGACGCCGTTTCCGCCTGGCTGAAGGCGCGCGACGTGTCGAAGTTCAATCCGGCCGCGCCGCCGCCGTTGACCGAGTGGAAGTTGAACATGGTCGAAGACGGTATGAGCATGTCGGAGGGCTTTTTGGTCGAGATGATACGCCAGCGCCGAGGCGAATTTGCGGTGGGCGCTGTCGCCGCGCCGCTGCACGCGCTAGTTGACCGCCTGCAAGGGTCGGCCCCGGACGGCAAGAAGCTCCACCTCCAATCGCTGCTGCACGCGCTCACCGAGGCCGGCTGGAAAGATCGGGGGCGGATTAAGAGCGCGCTTAACATGGCGCCCAAGCGCGTTTTCTGCGCGCCCGACATGCTGCGCAAGACCGACTCGGAATTGCGCAATCTGACGGAGGCGGCTCCCGATCCGGGCAGGGTCAACTTGACCATCGTCAAATAAAAAAGGCCCGGCGTGAGCCGGGCCAAGTCAAGGGTCAGTCAGAGCGGCGAGAGGAAGTACAAGACCGCCCTGTCATCTCCCGGCGTATGCCGGAAGTTCGTTAGCCAACAGACGTAAGCACGTCTTCTATGTCCCGGTAGGCTTTCAATTCAACATGCTGCGGCAATGTCTGCGGCGCGTCAAGCCTTGCGTGTTCCGGCACCTCGATCTTCTCCAGATACATCAGCGTGCGCGCCGTCATGTCCACCGCGCGCGCGTCTTCAGCCGAAAAAAACGCCCGCCCGAGCTGATTGCAGCGCAGCAAGACTGCGTTCATACAGGCAGCACGAACCGCGTGTTCGTCGTTCGTCAATTGTTCAATGTTTCCCATAGCTTTTCCTTTCAGTTGGGCCGTACTTTGCCTCGATCTCCGCCAGGGTCGGCCCCTTAGTCTGGTGAAGGGTAATATTGTTAGCGCGTTGGAGCGGTGAGTACAGCCCGCACGTCATCCGGGACGCCAAGAGCAATGCCCCATTCTTTGCACTCCTCGCGCGACGGCAGATCGCGCTGGCCCATGCCGATCTGTAGCAGCGCCTCCTCAATTGGCGCGCTGCGCGCAAACCGCTGACAAAGCATTTTGTCCAGCTTTTTAATTCGTTCATCGCCCGCTTCAAGAGCCTTCATGTCAGTCATGGTTGTCTCCCCAATTCGTCGTCGCTGGACATCTTCGCAACGCCCTGTCGGCGCAGGTCGCGCACGACAAGAATGGCGTAGCCGGCGATGTCTTCCCAGTGGTCGAGCACGTTCGGGTTGCCGCAAACGATACGCGCCAACTTTGTCGCGATCAGGTCCAGCGCCTCAATTTGAACGACAGACATATGCCCGCCCCCGCGAAACGTGTCCTTTAGCTTTAGTGCGACGCGCGCCACCTTGGCAAAATCGCCGTGCGTCTGCTCGCGTTTGTTCAAGATGTCCATTTGGTTGCCTTTCTCAAAGACTTGAGGATTGACGTGTGGTCGCGCTGGCAGGCGCGGCCAATGCGGGGATAGCTCCAGCCTTTGCAGTGCAACATCCAATAAAGCGCATTGCGGGCCGGGCGCCAGCGGGCGGCGCGGTCGGAGCGCACCAGATCGTGCCAGGTCGCGCCGTAAGCGTCGAGGATGTGCCGGATCGACTGGCGGGTGGCGTCAGACGCGGCGCGCGGCAGATCATGGGTGGTCGGCATTGTAGACCCCCTGGATGCTCTCGCGCACGCCGCGTTCGGTCTTGGCGTAGACGAGCTGGCCTTGGTGCGTCACGCCGCGCCAGCCCGAGGCGTTGCCGCGTGCGTGCCTGCGGCAGATGAGGCTATAATAGCCAACCGCCTGCCCGCCCAGCGTCACCGTGCGCGTCCCGTCGCGGTGTTCTATCGTCCTCCACGCGAGAGGCGATATATCAGGGCTAACGCCCACAGTGCTATCTGGATCATCTATCATTGTCCTTCCCCTTGTGTGCAAGCGCGTTGATGGCTGCCGCGCCAAGCACGGCGGCGGGCATGACGATCGTGATAAGAATCGCAACGTATTCGGGCTCGATCGTCATGTCTTGCCCCGCTTTGACGCGATCTTAAGCGCGGCTTCTAGGGTGCTAATCTGGCCGTTCAATTGCGCAATCTCGCGCTCAAGGTAGGGCACCCGATCCGCCTCATCGTTGACGGCATTGTAGTCCGCCAGCGGTACCGCGTCTTCATCATAGGCGTCGAGTGCGGCTTCACCTTCGTCGAGGATCGTCGCGGGGACTTCGCCGCGCAAAGTGGCAACTTTGTAGCCTGCAAAATAACCGTCCGCGCCTACGCTGTGAAACGTGTTTGTCCTGTTCAGTACTCCCTTGCTTCGTCGCCGATCGCCATGCACAGGTCGACGTTGCTATAGACTGACGCGCAAATTGCTTTGAACGTGTCCACGTTTGTGCTGGCATCAAAGTAAACGATTTTGTTC